CAGTTTACAACGGTCTATATGACCTGAACGAGTTCGTAGTTCCTAACTATCCTAACGCACACGATGCTAAATGGTTCAAGACCTATGATGAGTTGAAGAACAAGTTGGAGACTGTATTGGGTCTTGCGACTGGTGCTGGTGCAACCATCAAGAACGAGGCACTTGCGCAGACTGCTGAAGCGGCACCTATGCGTGAAGCGTCGGAACCGACTGTAGTATCTGCTCCTGCTGTTGAAGCTGCACCTGTGGTCGCAGCGGAAGCGGACGATACTCTCTCGTACTTCGCGCAGATGGCTGCCGAAGACTAAATTCCATTTCCTTTGGTTTTTGGGGGACCTTCGGGTCCCCTTTTTTATACCCTAGTACCCGCTATGAATGGGTCTGAAATGTCAAACGAATTCAGTGAAGAACTTACTAGACTAGTGTTATTACTGACATTGCTGGTGTTAGATGTTGGTGCGAACAATGCCGAACCGGAATTCCCTGAAAGTAGTTCATTGAGTGTTTGAGTACTCTGTGCAACTTGACCACCCTGTGTAGGTAATGCTTTAGCTATACCTTTAGCGATTGCATCACCGCCTGGCGTTCCCGTAACACTCTGAGCAGTCGATACCGCACCCCCCGATTTGTTTGCCTCTTGGAGAGACTTTGCAACACCTATGAGTTCACTCTCTTCACCCAACAACCATTGTGCGACTTGTGATGCGATATAGTCACCGCTCATCGCACCAAGTACACCACCTAAAAGACCACCGACACCTGTTCCCAAAAGAGGTACGACTGAACCAACTGTTGCTCCCGCGATAGTACCTAGAAGACCCCCACCTATACCACCAAGTGCGCCAGCGATCTGTGCCATTTTTTCTTCTTTAGATAATTCATCGTTCGCCATTATCATACCAATCGAACCGGCTGAAATCATTGTACCTAGGACCGGAATCTTCAGTGCAGCTTTCAGGTTCTTGAATTGTGCGAGTTGTTTCAATAATCCTTTGGACTGTGTAGATGTGGGTGCCTTGACACTTTTTAGTGCTTCATCCATCTTATCAGCGGACATGAACTTTCCGTTCTGTCTCATTCCACCCTTGTCTACGGTGATACCCTTATCTTTCAACTTGTCTAATTTTTTCTGACTCAGGTTAGATGCGGTCTTGTTATTCAACTGAATTCTTTCTTGCTTGTTCATCGCCGGTGGTTTTACGGCTGATGCCGGAGTTTCTGGTTTGGTGAGTGCATTCTTCGCCATACTCTGCAAGGTCTTCCCTTTGACCGCTTGTGATGCCATTATTGCCCCAACCTGAGAACTGCCCTGCGCATTATTTTGTAATGCGTCCATGTCACCTTCAACAAGAGCCTGTGCCGATTTCAGTGCTTGGGTAGTTCTTTCTTCTAGGGTTGACATCGCACCATCCATGATTTTAGGTATGTCTACACCTAGGGTGAGTAAGTATTCGTTGAACTCTCCAACTCTGTCAGAGAACCCTTCACCGATGTTTCGTAATACCTCCATGTTCTCTTCAGTTGCCATCGCACCAGCGACAGCACCGATGAGTGCATACTTTTTACCGAACAACGAACCCAACGCACCGAACTTGACTATGTTGGCCCCCGCTGCTGCGAGTTCAGGGTTATCGGTGAGTGACATGATACCTTTACCGATACTGTCGGATAGTATGGCACCCATACCGAACACACCCGCTTTAGCAAGTATTCCTCTACCGAACAACTTGCCCATCACGTCGTCTTTGAATTTACCGGCTTTCTTACCTATGCCACCAGTAACACCAGAAGGGTTTTTAGTTCCCGCCTTGACTACAGGAGACTTTGACTTTTCTCTTTTCTTATCGTCACTTTCTTTCTTCTCGTGTTTACGAGTTTTTTCACGGTCCTTCTTTGACTCTTCTCTTTCTTTCTTTGACTCATCACGTTCAGAACGTTCTTCTGTACGGTCTTTGGCTCGTTGGGCACGTTCTTCTGCACGGTCTTTGGATTGTTCATTTCGTGAAGATTTATCATCGTCAAACCAACCCAAGAATGATATGTGCATTTGACTGATTGCTTGTTGTGTATCAAACGCACCTTTCCTCACAGCTCTGGACGTTACATCGGTCTGCGTCTCAATTTTTGTACCTAACGCATCATTTAGATGACGTAGGTCTCTATAGATTACTGGTGTTTTGTCTTCACGTGCCATGGGTTAGCCTTGTTGTTGTTTTGCCCTTTCGGTTTTTTCTTTGATGTCGTCTATCAACATCGTCAAGTAAATCTCTCTCTCCCAAGGTAACATACTTTCTACTTCTTCTAATGAATAATTGTAGTTGTTCAGTAGTTGGAAGTTCACTTGATAGTAGTTCACCAAATTATCATGGGAGAGGTTTACTAAAAAAAATCAGTTATACCTTCTAGTGTTTTTCCATTTTCATGACCACAAGAACTACATGAAAATATAGTCTCTTGTTTGATGGTCGGTATATTATTCACAAAGTCAGATAACCGTTCGAATTGTTCGGAGTTCATAGAATCCACAAAACGAACAACTTCTTCCCTAGGTTCGTCCCTAATGTCAAACCTTTCATCCTTTGTCATTATGATATCTATACACGACATCACCATTTCGAGTAGAGTTTCGGTCAGACTGTTATCTTCGAATATCATATCATTGTTCATAAAGTCGTGGTAAGTTGGGTACCGCATCTTTATTGATACATCATCCGTCAATTTTATGACCTTGTCCTTTACTATCTCTCCTTCGAGGAACACTTTATCTAACTCTACAGTAACCTCGTTTTGTGTGTTACAATCTTCGCAGTCCAATAATAGGGTCGCTGTTTCTCCTACGGACTTGGATCGAATCTTGGTGAACATGTAGTCGACATCAAATATAGTGAGTTCTTCTTTGATTCTTTCCTCTACACACGACTCGATGGTCCTTACAATAGAACGCATCATATCTTTTCGTTCTTGCGTCTCCATTGCAATCAATAGATTTTTCTGCTCCTTCACCAAGAAGGGACGGAAGGTAACCGACTGTCCGGAAGAAGGAATTGTTAGTTCGTAACTGGGTGTTGAGTTGATACTTGGTAATGCCATTATGTAATCCTATAATTAAAATATTGAGCCTAAACTCAGTTTGAAATCTGCTAGACCTCTTTCATCCTTTACGACTCTCCAGTTGGTATAAGCGAAAGTCACACTCATCTCTACTAAACCATTTGCTTCATTGCTTAGTTCGATACTGTTTATCGTAGTGGGAAACGCATCTATTAGTTCGACACTATAGATGGACGCTCCTAGTAGGTCGAAGTCGAAACTCAGTGGACCTAAGTCGAACCCCACCCTTGCGATTGGTTTTCTTAGTTGGTGAATCTTGATGACACCAGAGTAGTCTTCTTTATATCCGACTGCACCCTTATCCATCGTGTGACCGTCTTTTATTTCCTTTTCTTTTCTTTCTTGTGCTTCGACTTCTTCGGCCGTCGGTGGTTCACCGTCCGATTTCTGTTCTGGTATAGGTAATTTGGAATCCAGAGAAACCTCACCTATCATATGCTTTCGCCACGAGTCGAAGTACTTCTTGACTCCATAGTCGTTCAACACATAGAATGTCATCGTAACATCCTCTACTACGAACCCATTGACGATCTTCTCGTTGTAGATACCTATCTGTCTATCGATGGTCGAAATCTGTTTGCCCGGCATAGTCACACTTTTACACAAGAGGTTTCCTGTCCTCATGTCCATACCCGACAGTTTATTCTTCTGAGACGATCCAACGCCTGTAGGAAGTTCTACTGAGTACTGGTTGGAAAATGCCATACCGTTCTTAGATATGAGACTACCCTTTAGTTGTTCTATTCCCGCCATCGATTAATCGCCTATCATTTTTTTAGAGTCGTAGTATACCTTCTTAGAGTTCGCCTTACGGAAGTCTGCGGTCGGTAGGAATGTAGCAATCTCCCACTCAGGTGCTGGCACCAATGCGAACTTACTCTGCACGTGTTCATTTAGATAGTGTTTGAAACACGGTTCGAAGTACTTCAACTTACTTGTCTTGACCAACAACTCATACGACATCTTGAATCGTGTAGAGTCATTGAACTTGGTGTTCGTCGTGATATCCATCAACGCATCCAACATCTTCGCACGTAGGATAGGTGGAAGGTAGTGTAGGTTCAAACCATAGAACCCACCTTCTGCCGGACCTACCACTACGACCAGTGGAAACGCATCATAGTATGGTAACGTATCTTTGTGCTTAGGATCATAGAAGAACATGTACATACTGCCGACGATTTCTTGACTCGTTTGTTTCAACGGGTCTTCCTTCATTAGTTCAGTACGTTTGATACTGCGCATGTTCTTGATCTTGTTTCGGAACCAATTGCGCGATTCCTTGGTGCGAGGTGTGATACCCGCACGGAACGCTTGTAGTTCTAGACGTTGAAATATGTTAGACATGTCGCTACCGTAAAAAATTCGTACTTCTATTTATACTCATTTTTTCTTTTTTCTGAACGGAGGTAGTTTCTTCAGTGGTTTCT